GCTGCGCGGGTGTCCGGATTGCCTTTTGTTATATGGTTACTATGAGTGGGGCACCTCGTCATGGTGGCGAAAAGTCCTTCAAGGAGTACGCAATGGCGCAGGACTACACACTAAACGTAACCGTAAAGGGGGTCGACTCGGCGAAGCAAAAGGTTGACGGCCTCACAAGCAGCGTCAACCAGGCCGGCGCCGCAGGATCGTCAGCATTTGCCATGCTTGACAAATTGCTTGGGGGTCTTCCGGGGCATCTGCGCAGCGGAATCAGCGGAATCAAAAGCATGGCCGGCGGATTTAAAACGTTGCGAGCTGCGATTATCTCGACGGGAATTGGAGCGCTGGTTGTGGCGCTGGGCAGCCTTACCGCTGCTCTGACTACAAGCGAGGAAGGACAAAACAGGCTCAATAAAATCTTAGGCGTTCTTGGCAGCGTCGTAGACAATGTAGTCGATAAGGTCGCGGATTTAGGTGACTTTTTGATTGATGCCTTTCAAAATCCAAGAGAGTCACTGGAGGCTTTAGGACGGCTGTTATTCAGTCAGATTTACAATCGGGTTGAAGGAATAATTATGCTTCTACCAAGCCTTGCCAAGGCTCTTCAACAAGTTTTTCAAGGTGAGTTTGCCGCTGCTGGAGAGACGGTGGTAAATGCTACCGGTAAAATTATGTACGGCGTCAACAACATGACGCAAGTCATAAAGGACGCAGGAACAGCCATTAGCGAATTCGCTCAGGAGGTTACTGAAGAGGCTAATCAAGCCGCGAAGGTTGCTGATGACCGAGCCAAAGCGGACAAAATCGACCGGCAGTTAATGGTTGAACGGGCACAAATAGAGGCTCAAATAGCAGAGCAAAGGTTGAAGGCTCGGCAAGAAGATCAGTTTGGCGCGGAAGAAAGAAAAGCGGCACTGATAGAGGCCCAACGTTTGGAGGATATTTTGCTCGGCAAGGAGGTCAAGGCCTTAGAGTTGCGCCGGGACGCTCAAGTTTTAGAGAACACTTTTGCCCGATCTACAAAAGAGAACTTAGATAAGGAGGCTTCCGCCATTGCTGCTGTAAATCAGATTACAGTTAGGCGCTTACAGACTCAACGCCAGACGCAAAGAGAATTAAACCGACTGAATCGAGAACTTGAAAGAGAAGAAAAAGAAAGGGCAGCAGAACGAGAGGCGGAGCTAAAAAGACAGAATGACGCTATTGCCGCCAACCTCAAAGAGCGAGAAAAAATTGAAGCAGAGGCAGCCAAGAAAAGATTAGAAAGAGAGAAGAAAACAGAGGAGGCCATTGCAGCACTGAAGACGCAGGCCATATCCTCCACCTTCTCCATCCTGAAGAACCTCACCGACGCATCCGAAAAGGACACGGAAAAGAGCGCCAAGAAAGCCTTCAATCGAAACAAGGCTATCAGCGTAGCCGAGACTTTGGTTAATACATACATGGCCGCTCAAAAGGCGTATGCGTCGCAAATCATCCCGCTGGACCCAAGTAGCATCATCCGCGCACAGATTGCCGCAGGTATAGCCGTCGCTTCAGGTCTGGCCAAGGTGGCCGCCATCAAGAGTACCCAGTTCAGCGGTGGGGGTGGAGGTGGCTCCGCTTCTGCCGGGGGTGTATCCGGTGGCGGGGGCGGTGGCTCCGTGGGTGTAGACGTCGGCTCCCTCGTACCCAATACAGCAACGCCAACACCGGAACCCGTTCGGGCATATGTAGTATCGAACGAAATCAGCAACCAGCAGGCCCTCGATAGAGAGCTGCAAATTCAGACAACGCTATGAGGACAGTCGAGCTATTGATTGACGAGGAGCAGGAGGACTTCGGAGTGGAGGCCATCAGCCTCGTGAAGTTCCCCGCCATCGAGGAGAATTTCGTGTACTTCAACAAGGAGCAGAAGTTGACGCTTGCCAAAATCGACGAGGAAAGGCAGCTCCTAATCGGCCCGGCGCTGATTCCGGAGAAGATGATCCCGCGCTACGACGAGCAGAACCAAGAAGAGTTTGAGGTGTACTTCTCGAAGGAGACGGTCGAGCAAGCCGCGGAACTGTTTATGCGCCAAAAGAGGAACGACGAGTATACCGTCGAACACAAGTCCAAGGTCGATGGGCTGTCCATCTTCGAGTCTTGGATAGTAGCCGACAAAGACAACGACAAGGCCAGCCTCTACGGGTTCAACGTCCCGGTCGGTACTTGGATGGTATCGGTCAAGGTCCACAACTCCGAGGTCTGGATGGACGTGAAGGACAAAAAATACAGGGGGTTCTCTATCGAGGGGTACTTCATTGACAAGCTCATCAAGATGGAAGACGTCACAGTGGAGGCTATCGCCGAAGCTATACGTGAGGTCTTGCAGCCGGTGGCGTTTCTCGATGGAAAGCCCCTCTTTGAGACCGCCCTGGAGGCCAACCTAATGGCCGAGGCCCTCGGATGCGAGGGACACCACAAGCACCAAATCAACGACAGGGTAATGTATATGCCCTGCAAGACCCACGAGGAGCTGGACCCGCTCCTTGCAAATGAATGAAAATCCAATATATCCCGCATTGAAACCCCGACCCATGTCCGTGATTGAAAAACTAAAAGAGGCCGTTCGCTCCGTAGTACAGGAGCGCCAGGACCTCTACGCCGAAGCCCGCCTGAATGATGGTCGGGTCATTGCTACCGAAGCCGAACAATTCTCTGCCGGTGCCCCTGTCCGCGTCTTGAGCGAGGACGGAGAGGCCGCCCCGCTGGAGGCCGGAACCTACGAACTCTCCGACGGTGGAGAGGTAACCGTAGACGCCGACTCTCAGGTGGTGGAAATGGAAGAAGAGGAGAAGACAGAAGCGGCAGAGCATGAGGAAGAGGAGAAGGACGAAATGGGAGCAGTCAAGGCCGCCCTCATGGACCAGTTCCAAATCTCTGAGGAGGTCGCCGACCAAATCATGGACGTCATCAAGGAGGCCATGAAGCCCGCCGAGGTAGAGGCCGAAGAAGAGAAGAAAGAGGAGGAGATGGAAGAAGAAGAAAAGAAGGAGGAGATGCAGCAGGTCGAGATGGCCGCCGTCACCGACCTCACCCACGAGATGGCCGTGGCACTGGAAGCCATTAACAACCGCTTGGAGCAGTTGGAATCTGCGCCCGCCGCAAGCCCCGACCGAGTGCTGCCTAAGCACAACCCAATCCCGAAGGCCGACAACCCCCGGTCTTCGTCTTTTGACAACGCATTCAATATCATCAATTCATTCAAATGATCCCCGCAAAATCTAAGAAGTACGACTTCGACATTACGGTCAACCCGAACACCTACGCAGGTGAGTTGGCTCTGCCGTATGTAAGCGCTGCCATCCTTGGCGCCGAAACCATCAACAAGGGCCGTGCCCGCCTCATCGAAGGCGTAGTACACAAGGCCGTCATCAACGCCCTCGACTACGACGGAGGCCTCTTGCAGGCTGCCGGCTGTGCGTTCAACGACGGTGCATCCATGACGCTCTCCGAGCAGGTGGTAACGCTCAACGACTTGATGGTGAACGAAGCCATTTGCCGCGGTACTGTCTTCCCAACCTTTATGGCCGCACAGGGTCGCATGGTTCGGGACGGTCAAATCCCACCAAACTTCACCGAGTTCCTCCTCGCTACTACCGCAGAGCAGGCAGGCAAGTCTCTTGAGTCCCTGATGTGGGCCGCCGATGCTGGCGCCGTTTGGGGTCTGGGTCTGCTGTCTAACGACGGAGTCATTGACGAGGCCGGAATCGACGCTTCTGCTATGGCAGGTTTCGCCGAGGCCGTATGCGATGCAGCCTTTACCAAGGCCAACATCCTCGCCAACCTCGACGCAGTCTTCGCCGCTGCATCCGCTACCCCTGGCATCCTCGGAAAGCCCGGAGTCGGATTCTACATCTCTTACGAGGCTTACGCTTTCTTCCAGCAAGCTGTCGCCGACAAGGGAACGGAAGGCAACTACAACAAGGACCTCAAGGAGGTGACGTACTTGGGTTACCCAGTGTACCCCACGAGCGGCATTCCTAACAGTGCCGACGCCATTGTCT